CAAGAGAAACAGAGTCGAATCTTCTATCCCTTGGTAAAGTAGCTCTTAGTGTGATTACTGCCGCTAACCCTGTTTTAGGGTTATTCACCGGGGCGCTGTCCGAAACAGCAAGTAGAGGTCTATCTGCAGCTGCTAAAGCGGGGCGTAGTACAGAAGCAAGAGGACTGTCCTCCGCCTCCACCGTGGGCTTTGATGCACCAGCGCCTGACGTTGATGCAGAAGTAAGCACTTCAACAGAAGCAGATAGCCCATCTGATAGCCCGGAAGATAGCGGCGGGGAAGACTTACGTAGACGTAGGGCAGTCTCCTCCCGTACCAGTGGTGTTACTCTAGCTATTGCAGAACCAGAGGACGAGTTCTCTTCTAAAGAACTCCGAAGAGCCCGTAGACAGATTACAAGGTTCGCTTAATGTCACTTGCACCCTCCAAGAAGTTATTTAAACAGTACGATAAGACTGGTACTGAAGACCTTGAGGATTGGCGTGCACGTTTTGTAGAGGTTGCAGACCCTACAGAGTACCTCGGTGCAATAGAGTTGATGGGATCATGGCGTGACTGGCAAACCTTTAAACGTAACTGGCCCACCTTTACTAATAACATCCTCCCCGACTGGGTTGCCGAAATAGAAGTTAAGTTACGGGCAGAAGCCATCAGGGACTTGTGCAACCAAGCTGCCACAGCCAAAGGGACAGCGGCTGCCAAGTGGATTGCTGAAGGTAAGTACCGTGCTCGTAAGGCCGGTGCGCCATCCAAAGCAGAAGTCCAACGGGAAGCTAAGATACAAGCCCGTATAGACAATGAAGTCGAAGACGATATCGCACGAGTGCAGGAAGTGGTACACTAAAATGTTGGTGCAAGCCAACACACTGTATAGCGAAGCCGGTCTAACTAAAGTACAGTTAGAGATTCGGCTTGTGGCACTGAATAACTTTGAGGCGTTTATTCGTCTAGTGGCTCCGTACCAACTTATAGCGCACTGTCACAGCGTTATGTGTAAATGGGCTCAAACCAATGACAACGAAAACAGACTCCTCCTCTGGCCCCGCGATCACGGTAAGTCTCGCTATTCAGCTTTCTACGCAGCTTGGGAAGTTGTCCGTGATCCTTCGACAACTATTATCTACGTTTCAGCAACTGCGGAAAAGGCAGAAGAGCAACTCAGGTTTATCAAGACTATCCTCGCGGGAAAGGTGGTTGCACGATACTTCCCCGGACTTATCCACCCCGATGAGGGACGAAGGGAGTCGTGGAATAAAACCTCCATTGTTGTCGATCATCCCTTCCGAGATAAGGAAGGTGTAGTTGATTCCACGATCATGACTTGTGGTCTGGAGAAAACCATTACTGGTAAGCACTGCAAACGCCTCCTTATGGATGACATCGTAGTGCCGGAGAATAACACAGAGACAGGGAGACGGGACGTAAACAACTGGGCCGCACAAGCCGCATCTATTATGAGTGCTGAAAGCTCCATGTTCGTAGTGGGTACAAGATATCATCCAATGGACGCATACCAGATCATGATGGATATGGATTTTGAAGACCCCATTGAGAACGAGGACGGTGAGATTGTTCTTGAGGAAGTCAACATGTTCACCGTGATGCAGGATGATGTGGAGGTGGACGGTGACTTCTTATGGCCCCGACAGCAACGTAAAGACGGCAAATACTTCGGATTCAACCCTCGCATCCTTGCAAAGAAAAAGGCTGTCTACGAAGCCAACAACCAAATCACCCAATTTTACGCCCAGTACTACAATGACCCCAACGATAAGTCTACTGCGCCTATTTCTAGAGACTTGTTCCGCTATTATAAAAAAGAAGAGCTAGAGTACATAGCCGGGGTATGGATGATCCAAGGTAAGCCATGCTGGCTGTATGCAGCCGTTGACATGGCAGCTTCTACTAAGGATAGGGCTGACTATACAGTAATCATCGTCGGGGCTATTGACGACGAAGGCAATAGATACGCTATCGACATCAAGCGGTTTAAGACCCAGAGAGCCTCAGAGATATTTGACGCTATCAAGGAGTCTTACCTATCGTACCAGTTTAAGAAGCTACGGATAGAAGCCGTGTCAGGATTTAGGCTTGTAGCCCAAGACTTGGCGGACAGACTAACTGAAGAGGGTGTGCGTATACCAATCGACTTGTATATACCTCCCAATTCAGATGGCAAGTTCGCTAGGGTTAACGGAATACTAGAGCCCTTATATCAAAGTGGTGCTATTTACCACTACCGAGGTGGTAACTGCCAGATACTAGAGGATGAGCTAGTTAGCGTTAACCCACTTCATGACGACACTAAAGATGCTTGGGCGATGACCTGCGATGTTATGGTAAAGCCTATACCTCGTAGACAACAAGGAACAAAGAACGTGTTACCATTTCACAGTAGATTTGGCGGGGTAGCGGCATGAGTAGATCACAATCCAGTGGAACAATGCTTACAGTGGAGGCTGGTGATGTCGATGAGATTGCAGTCCGTATTGCAGAGCTTTGGGAAAGATATAACACGGAACGCCGCAGTGCTCTTACGCTTAATGAAGAGGCCCGTAGATTTATATACGCTACCGACATTGATAGCACTTCTGCGGCTGACCTACCACACAAGAATAGAACGCACCAACCCAAACTCACGCAGATAGCAGATACTCTGAAGTCTCAATACTACGAGGCCTCACTCTCCATGCCTGAGTTCTTCCGCTTTCCCGCTCCCCGCAAAGTAAGCGATGCTGTAGCACGGGCTATGGAGAAGTGGATACGAGTTAAGCTAGAGGCCCGTAAGTTCCGTGAGACTACTGGTAGGCAGCTTATTAACGACTACGTTGACTATGGTAACTGCTTTGTGTCTTTGGAGTACACGGTAGAGAGGGATAACCAAGGTAGGGTTATTTATACTGGCCCCGTATGGAATAGAGTGTCCCCTATGGACATAGCGTTTAACCCCCGCACCAGCTTTAAGAAGAGCCCCAAGATGGAGCGTCTGCAGGTGCATGTGGCAGATATCAAAGACTGGCCCGACACCTTTCCGAATAGCGGATTCAAGAAAGGCATCATTGCTAAGGCAATAGCCACTCGCCACCCGGATGGGATAGACGACTGGATTGAAGTAGTCAAGAACCGTGGCATTAACATGGATGGCTATGGTGGCTTTGACCAATACTTCAAGCAGGATTTGGCGGAGATTATTATCTATCGTGGGGACATGTTCGACCCTAACACAAGTAAGACATCTCGTAATCGTGTTATCTACATTATGGATAAAGTGCATGTCATCAGAAATGAACCTTCAAAAGCTCCATCAGGTTTCGACGGCATACACCACGCTGGTTGGCGACTTCGCCCCGACAACTCTTGGTCACAGGGGCCGCTTGATAATCTTATTGGGATGCAGTACAGGATTGACCATCTGGAAAACCTTAAGGCTGATATATTTGATGTTATTGCTCAACCCGTTATCTTTGTTAAGGGGGATGACGTTCAGGAACCTTCTGACGGGTATAGGCCGGGAGCAGTGTATTATGGTGGGGTGGATAGCGATGTTAAAATGCTCGTCCCCGATGCCACCGCACTCAACGCAGACAACCAGATAGCTAATTATCATCGTATGATGGAGGACTGGGCCGGGGTTCCCCCGGAGTCCCGTGGCATACGTACCCCCGGAGAGAAGACCGCCTTTGAAGTCAGCAAACTAGACCAGAATGCTACTATGGGCTTTGTAGATAAGGCTCGTGTGTTTGAGCGTATGATGGAAACTATGCTCAAGGAAACCTTTGAGTTAATGCTCATCAACTTTGATATCGAAGACTACAAGGATATCTTTGGAGAGGACGAGGAAGGCGAAGCCCTAGAGGTACTAGCGTCAATGGATACCATTGCCCGTGGAGAGTTTGTAGCTATGGGTGCACGGCACTGGACTAGGCGTAATAGGGAGACTCTAGAGATGAATACCTTTATGAGTGGCCCGATGCAAGACCCCAAGATCAGAGCACACGTATCTGGCATTAAGATGGCTGAGTTCTGGGAACGTAAGTTAAACATAGAAGACGAAGGTATTATTGAGGAGAATGCAGGAGTTAAGGAAGATGTCCGAATTCAAGCAATCGCTCAAGAAGAGGCTCAAGCACTCCAGCAAGAAAGCGGGAGTGATCCAATCGGCGTTGGGGATCAGTCGGGAACTGGAACACAGACTTTTACCGAAGGAGAAGGACCGCAAAACAGTCCGAGCCCAAGCGGCCAGCAGCCCGGAGCTAGTAAAGTTCCTCAGTGATATAATGATAGAAGAGTACTTCGCTGAAACTTTTACCAAGAGTTACAGTGAAGAGAGAGCTTACGCAGACGGAATAGCGCACCACGCTAAACATATATTTGACCTATTGAAAGGATTAGAAAATGGCTGAAGCATTGACCGATGCTCTAGAAGCTGTAGAAGTTACCCCTCCTGCAGAAGTAGCCGTACAAAGCGAGGAAGATAAAACGTATTTAAATAACCTCGTAGGCGAAGGGAAGAAGTTCGCAAAAGACGAAGCCCTCGCAAAAGCATACCATCATGCAAATCTTCATATTGAAGAATTGAAGTCTGACCTAGATCAATACAAAGATGGTAAAGAGCTTCTTAACGAAGTTCTAGACGAAATTCGTAATACTTCTTCAGATGAGAGTACGGATGCCCCGGCCCCACAACAAGCCCCGGCTGAAGCTCCACACCAGAAGGACGATGTAGCGAAGCTCGTTAGTGAAGAGTTCTCAAAGAAGGAACGAGAAGCCTTGCAAAGGGCCAATGTTAAAGACTCCCTTGAGAAGCTCTCAGTGGTTTACGGAAGTGAGGCCGCAGCTAAGGTCGCCGTAACCAAGACCATAAATGGTGATGTCAATATTCAGGCTGCCATTGATAGTCTGAGCTTAAAGAGCCCAGATGCTATGGTCAAGTTTATCACTGGTGTTACTCCTGCTGAAACTATAGTAGAAGGAAACACTCCCGGTGTTGACGCTGCTACACCACCATCTATTAGTGGTGTGGGATTGACTTGGGAACAATGTAGGCAAATCCGTAAGGAAGACCCTCGCAGGTACAAGAGTGCTGAGTTCCGTCAATCTATACAGGCTGCTGCAAATGCGGCTGCCGCTAACGGTGTTGACTTTTTCGCAACATAGTGGAGAAAGGAGTATTTAGATGGCTCTAGATACTGTCAATAACTCTACATTAGTCCGCACAAACGTATGGGCTAATGAAGTTAAGGATGTTCTCCAAGAAGAGTTGATGTTAGATTCTCATATCCGTTGGATCACTGAGTTCCCTGATGGCGACACTTTGAACATTCCTACTCTCTCTGAAATGACCGTTCGCAACTATTCCGAAGGTGCGACGATCACTTTGGACGATCCCACTACTGGTAACTTCACTCTCACGATTGATAAGTATTACCAGTCTGGGTTCAAGATTCCTGAGAAGTTCCGTCATGACTCGTTCTACGTGTCTGTGGCGGAGTCGAACTTCGTTCAGAAGCTCACTCGCGCTCTTTTAGAGCAGAAGGAATCCGATATCGCTAACTTGCAGTCAGGCCAAACCGCCTCTAACCCCAACGTCATTAACAGTGGTGATCACCGTTATGTCGCTACGGGTACGAGTGAAGCTATGACCCTTGCCGATATGCAGAAGGCTAAGTTGTCTCTGGATCGTGCTAAGGTTATGCGTGGTGGACGCCGGGCGTATGTTGACCCTTCGGTCACTTACGAACTGCAGCAGATCAGTAATGTCATCCAGCAGGATGTCTATGGCGGCAATGCCCACATTAAAGAGGGCATGAGCGGCACGACTTACGTTGGACGTTTTGCTGGTTTTGATCTGTTTGAGTCCCTCTTCTTGGATGATGCGGTGACTGAAACGATTACGGCTAATGCCCCTAGCGCAGGTTCTGCGACTGGTACAAGTGCCTTCGTGAACATGTTCCTTGGTGAGGAAGCCTTTATCGGTGCTATGCGAGCCATGCCTGACATGGACGCTTGGTATGACAATAACACTCGTTCAGATGTATATCACGTCACGATGCGTTACGGCATTAAGCTGTTCCGTCCCGAGTCGATGGTCTGCATTTTAACTGAATAGTAGGAGGTATATATTATGACACAACGTAGAACTCCTGCAGGTTCCGGTGCCGGTACTGGCACAGGTTCCGAACAGACTGGTGGTGCATCCACTACTTTGAATGGCCCCGTGGCTCTCGTCTTTGACGAAATCCCCGGAGTGATCAATGGTATGGGTGACGGCCATGTTTGGTACGACATCATTGACGGTAATCTGTTCTCAGGGACCGTTGAACGTGCTTCGTCTGACTTTGTTTGGCAGTTTACCGCTGCTGATAATGGCCGCATTGAAGGCATCATGTATGCTAACGGTGCTGTCGCTATGGACGGTTCCGTGGGTTGGGAATTGGCTTTCATTAACGATACTAATAGTGATGCCTCTCTCGCGTACTTCGGCTTCGGTTCTGGTACAGAAGCGGCCAAAGGTACGGACAATGATGTAGCGGTTGCCGCTGGCGCAATCGTGTATGTCTCTAACAGCTTGACTGCCACTACGGCACGGTTTAACCGTGGCGATCTGTGCGAAGTCACTGCTGATCGGGACGGCACGACTAGTGTTGGCTCTTTCCGTCTTCTCGTATCCTACGAGTCTGAAGGATATACTGCTTAGTAGCTTGGGGAGGGGTTTCGGCCCTTCCCCTCTACTTTACTTTAATTAAGGAGAAAGATATGTCTGAAAGATATAATCCGGGAACTAGGGGCGGCGTAAAAGATATTCGTAATACAGATAATCTTGCTACCGCCCTTAATGACCCGGATGTCGATAGTCTCGCCATTGATGGTGTGACTATAACATCCGATGCCGGGGAACTGAACATCCTAGATGGTGTTACATCTACGGAAGCGGAAATTGATATGGCTTGTGATATCTCTGTTAATACAGAGCTTGTCACAACCACTAATGTACTTACTACGGCTGAAAGTGGCGCAACCCTTGTCTTTAATACTGCAACAGCGTTTGTAACTACCTTACCGTCTCTTTTGAAAGGGGTACGTTATAAATTCTATGCTGGTGCTACTGAAGTCACTGGGGGCAACCACACTATTGTTTGTACCAACGATGACAATACCATTCATGGACAATGCATTGTTGCTGGTGCTTTGGTTGCTGCTGCTGATGAAGGTAGTATTAATCTTGTTGCTGATAACTTCAAACAAGGTGATTGGGTTGAAGTGTTCTGTGACGGTGTAGGTTGGTATGTAAGCGGTCAAGTAGTTACTGCTGGCGGTTGCACTTTTACTACATAAGGATAAATAAATGGCTGTCGAACATTCAACACTCACAACGACTGATCTGCATGAGCCCAAGGGTGTTGCGGCTGCCAGTGCAGATCAAATCTACATTGCCAATGGTTCTGCCAGCGGCGTGTGGACTGATGCTGATAATAGCATCTACCTCTCCGTGCACGAAGCTGATGTGTCTACTGCAGGAAGCGTATGGATACCTGCCCCGTGTACCGGAACCATTTCAAAGATTCATACCATCATTGACGGCGCTATTGCCTCTGCCGATGCTGGTATTACCTTTGAAATCAATGGGACTCTCATTACCAATGGTGCAATCACCATTGCTAACTCCGGTAGTGCTGCGGGGGATGTAGATAGCTCAACACCTTCTGGTGCTAATACTCTGGCTATTGGTAATAAGCTGGAGTGCATTACAGATGGTGCATCTACCAACACTATTAAAGTCACTTATATGTTTACCATTACGCCTACGTAAGGAATAAGCTATGAAGCTCACCCTTCTTGAGATTGTGCAAGATATGCTCACTGCTACTGACTCGGAGAATGTCTCTACAGTCGGTGAAACAGAAGATGCGGGTATGTGTGTTAATATTGCCAACAGGGAGTTTGAGCGGCTTATCTCTAAGTTTAGGTGGCGGCATACCCGTACCTTTGGGAAGCTAGTCACTAGAACTAATCTGCATGAGATGAATATCCCGACCACGGCTATTGCTATCGTGCCCGATACTTTGTACTACGAAGGTGATAGGGTGTATTGGATGGACGCTGACTCGTTCCTCAACTACACCCTACCCCGCCTTGCTACCGAAAGCAATATTGTAGAGACTGGTGACATTAAGGTTTATACTGATCGTAATCCTCACTACTATACTAGCTTTAACGACGAGGTACTAGTCTTTGATGCTTATCCTACTTCTAGTGGGTTAGTCGCTGCCGACACAGATTGCATCCTCTACAATTCACCTACCTCACGACTAACTTCTGATGGAGACTTTTTCGACCTACCGCCTCAAGCATTCCCGGCTCTTGTTCTCCGCTGTATTACTAAAGCTATAGCTGAGATTAAGGGGGATACTCAAGGGGCTCAATTTGAGAAACGTGACGCTGACAATGCTGTTGCCGCTCTCTCACGTAACGCTAGACTGGTGGATGTCTTCGATGACCGAAGGGACCACATAGTACCACGGAGGTCTATGCGTAATACGTTTAACAGAACAGTAAGGATTATAGCCTAATGTCTGCTAAAGCACCCACAACTAAAGGCAAACTTCCTCCACGATCAGTCATGGATGTTGATAACGATATACGAAAGGCTCATAAGTCTAAGAATAGATCAGATATATCCTTATGGAAGAATTATATGCCCAAGGGTACTAAGGATCGTATGTCTATTAATCCAAATAAACCTGTCCCGGGGTTTGGGAATAGCCTAAGGAATAAGAAGAGTAAACTAAGGGTGCTTAATGACAAGAATATGCAGACTAGACCCAAGCCCAATTATGGGCATTCTATATAAAGGATTATAGCCTAATGCAACCCGTTGATTTGACCAAATTCAAGAACTCATCTGGCTGGCATGTTATCCACAACCCGGATTGTATGCAGTACGAAATCAAGAACGCTAAAGGGAGATCACTACCCGGAGTATGGACTCACAGACGGTTCGCTGACAAGTCCCTCTTTGATTACCTGTCCTCGGTACAGGAACCTATCCCGGTTAATAAGAAACAAGCTAAGAAGAAGAAGCTATCAGTTCCGATTAAAGCGTCAGGAATAAGTGAGCATGTCAACACGTAAGCTCCAATTACCCGTTGCAGGTTTTACTGACGGGTTGAATACCGAAGCCTCTGTCCTTAATGTCCTCCCTTCCGAGTTCATGGACGGTACTACAAATGTAGTACTGCACCAGAATGGTTCGGTGCGTAGGCGTAAGGGTGTGGACTTCCTTGGAGCCTCTGATGCTGGTGGCTTCTTACAGACTGTACGTACAAGCTCCATTGGCGATGAGCTAAAGCAGGAGTCCCCTGCCGCCAAGCATATACGCCTAACAGCTAGTAACGGCTCTATCGTTGAGAAGATCGTTGTTGATATGAACAACGAGTTCTGGATATTTGACGTTACGGCTACGGCCCTAACTAATATTGACTCCCCGACCCAGACTATTGTACGTACTGTAAGTGGCATAGTTCACTCGGACCCGGAACAGCGGTACGTAAACATGCAGTTTGAGCAGTCGGGTAATCGTCTGTTCTTTGCTGGTAAGCATATCCATCCGGGGTACTTACAGGTAGCCGATGACAACACCTCTCTTGAGGTGGTCTATATTAATATACTTATTCGTGACCCTAATGCCTCTAAACTCAATGACCAGAGAAAGCACGGTTCTCCTAGTGTTGGGTACGAGTGCATTAAGACCCACACCTCTGAAACCTCCCTTAATGAACCCGGAGTAGGTACAGATTGGGAGACTTATTGGTTTGCTAATGAAGGGGCTACGACCTTCGCTGCATGGGCCAATACTACAGATTACGAAACTACTTTTCTAAACCGTTATGCTAAATCTACATCCGTAGTTGCTTCGGATACATTCCCGACTACGGTTGACTTCTTCTCAGGGAGGGCGTGGTATGCGGGTGATCCGAAGTTCCCGAACAACGTTTATTACTCGCAGATTGTCATCAATGATGGCGATCTGGAGAAGTACCATCAGTTTGCTGATCCTTTTGACACTAGTGATCCTGCTATTGTCGCTGATGATGGGGGAGTCATTGCGTTCCAAGGTGCAGGGTTGGTCAGAAAGCTACTCACGCTGGGTACGTCGATCTTCGTAGGTTCTAACACTGGCATCTTTCAAGTCACAGGGCCACAGGGTTCCTTCAAGGCTACCGACTTCACTACCTTCTCCGTGCTAAAGGACGGCATTGATGGCCCTGAGAACATGGTGGCAGTTGACGATGAGTTCGTAGTCTTTGGGCAGGACACCATCTGGAGGTCTACTATCCAGAGTTCTCTCAATATAACCACGGCAGGACAGGCTGCATTCAAGAGCCTATCCGAGAACCGTGTAGAGACATTGTATACCTCGATACCCACGGGTAGTAAGAGAGCCGCTAGGGCTATCTACAACCCCTCTGAGCGGCGTATATACTACTTCTATAATAAGGTATCTACGGACTATGATAAGTCATACTCCGTGTTGGAACAACCGGGGTACTCAAGGAACGTATTGATATTGGATACTCGGTTCCAAGACGACATACTTCCCACGGAGCAGCAACAGAAGTTAAGGCGTACCGTCAAGGGCGCATTCTATACTTACGAGTTTGCTGATGGGGCTAATATTGAACTTCCCTATATTGCTTGTCCTTTTATAGCCCCTGATGTACCTCCTGTGGATGAGGCTGTCGTGGCACGGAGTATTATTGTAACCAATAGCTCTGCTGTAGCTGTCGAGGCTTCCGGTACACCCGACCCCAAGGACTCCGTGCTAGTGATAGCTCTTCGTAGGGATGAGTCTGCACCTAATGTGACACTCTCTGCAGCCTTCGCTACCTTAAATACCTCCGTCCTACGGGATTGGAACTCATCTTCTACATACGCTGTTTCATACTCTTCCCCGATACTAAGTGGTGTACAGACGGCTGGCGATGCATTGCATAATAAGAATCTTACCTACTTGCACTTAGTGTTTGAGAGGGTTGAGGGTGGGGTGCTGGATGCTAATAGTATAGACCTTACTCCGGGCGGCTGTTTTATGGCTCTCTCATGGGATTATGCTACCAAGGCAGGGGCTCCGGGACACACAGGGTTCTACAATCAGATAGTTAACTCCGCTGGTGTAGAGATTGAAGCTCTAGCTACAAACGAGTTAGTCTACTCTGTGGACTCCAAGCGTCAGGTCTATATCCCAGCACGGTTTACCAATGATGAGATAGGCGCAGGATCAACGGATTACAGCCATGTATATTACAAGCATCGTGTTCGTGGCAGAGGTAAGGCGTTCCAGATACTATTCGTTAATGATCAAGATAAGGACTACAACCTTATAGGCTGGGCGGAGCAGTTTCATGGAAAACCTGATTAAGTGGGTTTATGCCGACACCCTGCAGTGCACTAACATAGTGGAAGACGGGGAAGAGATTATAGGCCACTTAAGAGCCGAGGTTGGGGAAGAAGCAGTAATGGTACATATTATGACGTACAGATTTACTAAGTCTAGTTTGAAGTTATTCAAGAAGAGTTTACAAGAACTCCTATATTACCTTAAGACTACATACAACTATGAACATTGGTACTCGCTTACCGACAACTTGAAACTGGTAAATATTATGACAGAAGGGAAAGCCTACCCCATTCAGGAGATAGAGGGGTACACCTTGTACGAGTGTGAATTATAATGCCACAGTTCCTCCCCTTCATTGCTGCGTTTGCCCTGTCGGCTATCTCTACCTTCATTCAGGTACAGGCTGCTGAGAAGAAAGAGAAGCGTATAGCATCCCTTAACAGTGAGAGGCTGAAGATTCA